CAAACCATTACACAATGGGGTGAGCGTGAATTGGCTGATGCTGGATTGGCTAAGATTGACTGGGCGGCACGTCTTAACATTGCATCTGCATTGACCCTGAACAAGTACCAAAATAAAACATACTTGTTCGGTGTTTCTGGCCTGCAAAACTACGGCATGATTAATGACCCTTCACTGTCAACTCCGTTGACACCTTCAACCAAAGCTGCAACAGGTACTGCATGGGTTTTGCCAAACGGCACAATCAATGCAACCAACCTTGAGATTTTCCAAGACATTCAAAAAATGTTCTTTAATCTTCAAGCAAACAACAAAGGCTTGGTTGATGTTGATAGCAAGATGACATTGATTATGTCGCCACAGTCAAGCGTTGCATTTACTGTAACTAACCCAACTGTAGCGATTACATCCGTTGCAGAACTGGTTAAATCAGCATTCCCTAACCTAACGTTGCGTACTGTACCTGAGTATTCAACTGCATCTGGGGAGCTGGTTCAGTTGGTACTGGATGAATATGAAGGTCAGCGCACATGGGATTGTTCATTTACTGAGAAAATGCGCGCACACCCTATTATTCAGGCAATGTCTAGCTTCAAGCAGAAAAAATCAGCCGGTACATGGGGCACCGTAATTTATCGTCCTAATTTCATCGTTCAGATGTTGGGCGTATAATCGCAATGTCAGGCCGCTTTCGGGTGGCCTGCTTTTAAAAACTAGGAGATATTATGTCTAAAATTACAATCGGCTGCCGCTTGCCATCTGGATTAAAACTTGAAGTTAATGGCGTTACGGTAGACCTCGCAGGTCAGCGCCAAGCGCAAGAAAGAAGCCCAATCATCACATTGTCAGCAGATGATTATGGCGTAACGGAAGTTGATACTTCATTCTGGGAAGCTTTTAAAGCGCGTGTTGGTAAAGATTTTGCGCCTATTAAATCAGGCGCAGTATTTGAAGCAAAAAACACCAATGACATTAAAGCCAAAGCCAAAGACCTGAAAGGCGAGAAAACAGGTTTTGAAGCAATGGACAAAGAAACAAAAGAAGTAAAAACAGAAGGTAATGACTAATGGCTATTGTCACGTTTGACGCTGCTGCATTTAAAGTTGCATATCCTGCGTTTGTAAACGTGAACGATGACCTATTGCAGTCATGTTTTGACCAAGCTGGACTGTATCTGAATAATACGGATTGCAGCCCAGTTCAAGACATCGCCACACGAACTCAATTGCTGTGGATGCTTACTGCTCACATTGCATACCTTAGAGGCGCATTGTCACCAACTGGAGCATTGGTCCCAGTCGGCAGAGCCTCAAATGCTACCGAGGGCTCGGTGTCCATAGGGCTTGAGTATGCCATGCCCGGCACTGCTGCATGGTTTAACCAAACACAATGGGGCGCTGCTTTCTGGCAAGCAACATTATCACTGCGTAGCTTCCGTTATATGGCTAGGCCAACTCAAGTAGAGGGGTTGTCAAATGTCCGTCGTTTCTGGAGGTGATAAGCTCACTAAGGTGTTGGCAGAAATTGGCGAGAAGATGGACACTTCTGTCAAAGTTGGATTTATGGAAGGTAGCACATACCCAGACGGTACAAATGTTGCAACTGTAGCATTCTGGAATGAATTCGGAACTAGAACCGCACCTCCGAGACCTTTCTTTCGCACTATGATATCGCAAGAATCACCATCATGGCCTAAGCTCATTGCTGCCGCATCAAAGAATTATGATTACAATGGCAATATGGTAATGAAGTTTATGGGCGAACAGATTAAAGAGCAATTACAGCAGTCAATTAACGGCTGGACAACTCCAGCTAATGCGCCTTATACCATCGCTAAAAAAGGGTTTAATGCGCCGCTTCGTGATACCATGAATATGCGAGATAGCATTGATTATGAGGTGGGCAATGATTAACGTTCGCGGTATAGCAAATATGTCTATTCAGGCGATTAATCCTAATACGCTAATTACTATCAGTGTGCCTGATGGTTATGCCGTTGACCCGCTTACATTGAGACAAATACCAAAATACAACAAAGTATCAGGACAGGGAAACGTTCAAGCTTTGGATGGGGATGAGTTAAGGCAGGCCGATGCTTTGAATATTCAAGGCACTATGCGCTCAGTGTATTTGTATGGCGCTTTGGCTGGAGTTATTAGACCCAACCAGCAACCAAGTGCACAATTGGAATTTGACAATGGCGGCATATCAGGCCGTTGGAATGTTTTTAAAGTATTTGAAACATGGCAGAATTGGTGCAAAGTAGGCGTTGTGTATCAATCTGCAATTATGACTGCTAACTTTAGCGCAACTCCTGTTGATGGTGCCGCGCCTTTATCTGTTCAATTTACTGATTCAAGCACCGGATTAATCACATCATGGTTATGGGATTTTGGTGATGGTAATCAAAGCACAGAGCAAAGCCCATTGCATCAATATACAGAAGCTGGGACTTATACCGTAAAATTAACAATAAGCAATGAAGCGGCAACAGATATTGAAACTAAAACAGATTACATTACGGTTAGCGAGAATCCATAATGAGTATTGATGCTGCTATCGTTAGCACTGCCAATTTTCTAAAATCGGTAATGCCGTGGATTCCACAAAACAATGTCGTCAGAGGCCAGTCCAATGATGTTCCTGCACCATTGTCTCCAATGATTGTTATTACCGAGATATTGCAGGCGCAATACACCACCACGCGCACAAAGTTAAACAGTAGCGGAAATGCAACTACATTCACGATGCCTCGCAGGTTAGATTTGCAAATTGATTGCTATGGTAAGCGAGCCGGAGAAATGTCGGTAATTGCATCTACATTGTTACGTAGTTATGCAGCTACTGAGTTTTTCCCAGAAGGCTACGAACCTCTTTATTGCAGTGACCCAATTCAAGCGCCGTTAATCACTGGTGAGAAACAATTTGAAACTAGATGGACGCTAACCTTTTCTATGCAATATAATAATGCTATTGTATTGCCAACCGAATCATTTAACACCGTAGGGGAAACAGAAGCTATCCCGGCGGATATTATTAACCCTGTGGAGTAAATTATGACTCAAGCTATCCCAATCTCACAGATTGTTACCGCTAATCCTGCGGTAGTAGGCACTGGCGGTAATCCATTATCACTTAATGCCATTTTCCTGACAACAGACAGCAAGGTTCCAACGTCTGACTTGCTGACATTTTCAAGCACTGATGATGTTGCTGATTATTTCGGCAGCACAGCACTTGAATCATCACTTGCAGACAATTACTTTTTAGGCTTTGAAAATAGCACGAAAAAGCCAGGTACATTGTTTTTTGCCGGATATGCAACCGCAGCTCGTGCCGCTTTCGTTCGTGGTCGTTCATTGTCTGGAACTACGCTTACACAATTGCAAACTGTGAATGGAACACTTTCATTCACGATTGATGGCGTAGTTAAGTCTGGTTCTGTTAACCTTTCAGCAGCGACTAGTTTTACTAATGCCGCAACTCTGATTGAAACCGCATTAACTCTTACTGGCGTTGCAACAGTGACATGGGATGCTTTATATTCTCAGTTTGTAATCACCACAGATTCAACTGGAGACTTGGCAACCATTACTTATGGCTCAGGTACTGCCGCATCTGATTTAGGTTTTGATTCTGGCGTTATTTCACAAGGCGCAGACATTGATGACCCAATTACTGCAATGGACAGAATCAAAGACCAGAATCAGGATTGGGCTAGTTTCATGACCATTTTTGAGCCAAACATTGATAATAAAACATTATTTGCAGAGTGGACTAATAACGAAAATAAACGTTATGCGTATGTTGCATGGGACAGTGACCCAAGCTATGCTACTCCAAACAATATGTCAGTATTCGGCTCTATCGTTGACGTTTTGAATTATGATGGCACTGTGGTTGTCTATGATAGCCCAGAAATTGCAGCATTCACATGCGGATATATCGGCTCTGTTGAATTCCAAGCCGTTAATGGTCGTGCAACACCTGCATTCAAGTCACAATCAGGTTTACAGACTTCCGTAAATACTCGCGCATTGGCAGAGGCCGTATTAAGCAATAACGCAAGTTACTATGGTTTGTATCAAGCGCCGGGGCAAGGCAACATCTACAGCATTTTGTATGATGGGCGCATGAATGGTTCCCCATTCCGCTGGCTGGACACTTATATAAACCAGATTTACCTGAATGCTCAATTGCAACAAGCTATTTTTATTGGCCTTACGCAAGTTAATGCAGCGCCTTACAACAGCCAAGGTGAAACATTGATTCGCGCATGGTGTGCAGACCCTATTGCCGAGGCTTTGAACAATGGCACTATCCGCGTAGGTGTTCCATTAAGCAACTCACAAAAAGCTACGATTGCTACACAAGCAGGCCTCGATATTTCAACTCAAATTGAAACACAAGGTTACTATTTACAGATTCTGCCAGCTACGGCACAAGTGCGAGGCCAGCGTCAATCACCACCAGTTAAATTGTGGTATGCCGATGGTGGAGCGATTCAGCAAATTACACTTTCATCTATTGCGGTACTTTAAGGAGAAAACAAAATGGCAGAACGTACCATTACCAGTGCAGACAGCACCTATGTCATTAGCTCTACAGACTTTGCACTGGCTGCTACTATCCTTGAAGGATATGCAGCCGATGCAGCATTTGCGATTGAATCAGCTCAAACCGCTGAAACAGTCATGGGTGTGGATGGGAAATTATCCGCAGGATGGGTGCCTCGCCCTTACGTGCAAACAGTAACATTACAGGCAGATAGCTCGAGCCGTGATGTAATGGATGCTATCGTAGCGGCACAGGACGCAAACCGTACTATCTATCGTTTGAATGGCGTGATTACATTGCCTGGCAACCAGCGCAGCTATTCACTAGCTCGCGGCGTATTAAGCCAGCACCAACCTATGCCAGATGGTCAGCGTATTTTGCAGCCTACAACCTATCAAATCACATGGGAACGTGTTATCCCTGTACCTTTAGCTTAAGGATAAGACATGGCGCGTAGAACGCAAGATGTAAAAATTGAAGATGCAAACAGTCGCGATAATGGTAAAACATATGTCGTGACTGAAATGGATGCAGAGCGCGGAGAGTGGTGGGCTTTCCGCGTCTTACAATCTATTTTAGGCGGTGATAATGGCGATGATTTGAAACTGGTGGATTTTAAAGCCCCACTGGCTGAATTAGCTCCTATTGCTATCAAGATGGGTTTAAAAGCCCTTGCAAACTTGCCGCCTGAAAAAGCAAAGCCTATTCTTGATGACATGATGTCATGCGTAAGCTTGCGTATGCCGGATGGATCTGTGCGTACCATATTGCCTTCTGATATTGAAGAAATTAGCACACGCATTAAATTGCGTGGCGTAATGCTGGAGATGCACACCAGTTTTTTCTCGAGCGGGATAGGGTTGACTACGGATTAGCGGCACCCAATCCCAAAGAGGCCAGATTATTGACTTACAAAAATATGCCGGTCATTATTGCCACGCTAATATCTGCAAAAATAGCAACGCTTCATGAGTTGCAAACGGTCTATGGATGCCAAGATGCGTATAATCTTTTGGAAATACACATGATAGACCAGCATAATCAAAGGGTGATATATGGCGACCGTGATTGACTCCCTAATAGTCAAGCTTAATCTAGATAGTTCAAATTTCAAAAAAGGCGAGAAGCAAGTAGCTTCTGGCCTTGAGAAAACACGCAAAGACTCCCAAAAAGCAGCAAAGGGAATGCAGGAAAGCGGCAAGCAAGCTGCCGAGTTTTATTCTCAGGTTAGAGGTGCTGCATTGCGCCTATTCTCTGTGCTGACAGTTGGTCGTGGCATGGTTGACTTTACCAAGCAAGTGATTAATTCTGGCGCTCAGTTGTCAAGGATGTCTACCAATCTTGGCGTTAGCACAGACAGATTGTCACGATGGACTGCTGCGGTAAAGATTAATGGCGGCACTGCCGAGGGATTCCTTGGCACCATGCAAAGCCTAAGTAACTCTTTGACTGAATTAAGCACTACTGGCAACACAGGCATTTTGCAATACTTGCAGCAATTGCGAGTTGGTCTTAAAAATGCAGATGGAAGCATTAAGACAACCGAGGAGTTATTGCAGGATATTGGTGAGGCATTACGCACCAGAACAACAAGCAGGTCTGACGCCTTTAATATCGGTCGAGCAATGGGTAT